ACCCCCAGACAGGCAAAACGCCACCCGCTCCTCACGTCGCGGGTCCCCCCGTCGGAACAAAATTCGAAATTTTGATGAGCAGTGGCACTGAGCGCCGGGTGCTGAGTCCTTAGGTGAGTGAGCGCCGGGTGCGGAGTCCTCAGTAGTGGGTGCTGAGACCCTAGAAATGAGTCCTAAGATGGGCTTGCCAAGCGCTCCGCACCGGGGTATGCTATGTTAGGTGCATAAGAGGTCCACATCATGGACAAAGATAAGCTAGATGCAAATCTGCAGCGCAACCTGAGTGCGCGGAAGAAGCAGATGGAAGCATCGGTGACCAAGCTGTACTCGCGGAAGAGCCTGGAACAAGGCTTTTTGGAGGTTTTCGAGCTAGTCGGCGGCGTCCCCCGTCTGGCCATTTGGGCGAATGACCCGGAAAACTACGGTGAATTCCTCAAATTGCTGATGAAATTTGCCCCCAAAGAGGCCGCCGAGCAGACTGGAAAGGTCATCAACTTCGTTTCTAGCGTCCCGGACAGCCCTCTCAACTATCCGCGCCCCGACCATCTGGTTATTGAGGGCGACTCTGAACGAGATTGAGGACGAAAATGGATCGAAATGTCATCGCTGGAGCTCGGCCGCAGAATTTCCCGGAAATTTTCAGTTTTTGGGGCGATTCTCGGACCGCGCAAAACTTCAACACGAGCCAAACTCAGCCCTCGACTCAGGCCGGCGGGCAGTGGATCTGGGCGGGAGCGCTGGGTAAGGCGTTTTCCCCCGATTATCGCTACAATTTTGGCGTTTCTGGCGATGATATTTCCGAATTGCTCGGCAGGCTGCTGAGTGACACGCCCAATGCGTCCGGAATCAAGCCCTCCCGCGTGCCTCCGTCCGTGGCGCACCTGCTGATCGGCACCAATTCCATCTATGGAGCCTCGGCGCAGGGTCTGAAGCTCTCGGATCTCATCACTCAGTTCGATGCGGTCGTGGCGTGGCTGGAATCTCGGGGCCATATCGTCATCCCCGTGGCGGAGACGTTCCGGGGCAACGGCACGACCAACGTGCTGACCGCGGATGACCTCATTTTGATGCTCCAGTACATGGCTCACGTCGCGGAGCACCCCAACGCAGTCGTGGTGAGGGACGTGGTGGACGTCACCAAGAGCGACGGGACTCCGTACTCGGGGTTTTTGTTCACGGACAGCCTCCATCTCGGCCCGCCCTACGCCCGTTCCATCGCCCGTGAGGTGGTGAAGGTCTACGAGCGGCTGGGCGTGCCGCAGGCGCTCAACAAGCTCCTACCCCTGTCCAACGGCGACAAATATGGCCCCAATATGCTCGGCGGGTGCCTGAACACCAATCCGATGCTGAATCAGGGCGCTGGTGGCGTGCTGGGCGCCGGGGCGGCGGGGGTAGTGCCGGAAGGTTACACGCTCAGCGCCACCTCGGCTCTGGCCGTTACGGGCTCGTTTGAGAACGTGGTGATCAACGGACGCTCGCGGCGGGCCTATAAGATGGTAATCAGCGGAACGCCGAGCGCGAACAACGCCTACGCGGGTCTCCGCCAGACCGGCCTGCTACCGTCCGTGACCCCCGGCGTGGACGACCTACTGGCCGGCTGTGAGGTCTATGTGGCGTCGGGCTACACGAATATGTCTGGCCCCTGTGTCATGCTGGACACCGCGCTGAGCTCCTCGCGTTTGATGGGCCTCAACAGCATCACCGGCTATCAGGCCAGTGCCAACGAGCAGACCGACGCCCTGCACTTGATCCCGACCACTCCGAAGGGTAAGGTTGCGGTCGGCAGCGCCTCGCTATCCCTGGACCTGCGCATGTACTCCACCCTCTCCGGAGTGGCGGCGAGCCAGACCATCTATCTGCTGAGCGCCTTCGCTCGTAAGGTGTGACCATGGCAGCCGAAGCGCTGACTAGTATCCCCTACAAGCCGAGGGCTCACGCCCTCGCGTTTCATGGTAGGCACCAGAAAAGCGCCGTGATGGTGTGGCACCGCCGCGCGGGTAAGACCGTGGCGTGCGTAGCCGACTTGATCGAGAAGGCGCTTCACTGTCCGCTGGAGATGCCTCAGTACTCCTATATCGCCCCGACGTACAAACAGGCGAAGAAGGTGGCCTGGAAGTACCTCAAAAAGATGGCCGCCCCAGTCTGCGCCAAGGTGATGGAGTCCGAGCTGAGTGTAGAGCTGCTGAACGGAGCCGTCATCCAGCTGTTCGGCGCCGACAACCCGGACAGCCTGCGGGGTCTGTACCACGACGGGGTGGTGATCGACGAATATGGCGACATCGCCCCCAGCCTGTATGGCGAAATCATCGCTCCCGCCGTGGCGGACCGGGACGGCTGGGTGGTCTTCATTGGTACGCCGAAGGGTCCCAACCACTTCTATGAGCTGTGGAAGGACGCCGCCAACGACCCTGACTGGTTCAGATCTACTCTCAAGGCCTCCGAGTCCGGAGTGTTCAGCAAGGAACGCCTTGAGAAGATCAAGAAACAGCCGGGCATGGACGAGGACACCTATAATCAGGAGTTCGAGTGCGACTTCCATGCGGCCAACAAAGGCGCCTACTACGCGAAGCAGCTCAGTGACCTAGACGCCAAGGGTCACATGGGACTGTTCCCGTACGACCCCAGCCTGCCTGTCCTCACCGGCTGGGACTTGGGTTGGAGCGACGATACGTCCATCTGGTTCGCTCAGATGCACGGCAGGGACATCCATATCATCGATTTCTGGACCGGCAGCGGCTACTCAGTGGATGATGTGATGGCCATTCTGCAGGAGAAGCCCTATGTCTATGAGCCTTTCTTCCTGCCCCACGACGCCAAAAACAAGAACTTCCAGACGGGCAAGTCCACCCGTGAGAAAATGATGTCTGATTATCGGGCCAAGAGCATAATCGTGCCCGAGCTGAGCGTACAGGACGGCATCCAAGCGGTGCGCGCCACCCTGCCGCGAGTCTATTTCAACACGGTAGGCTGTGAGGAAGTCCGGAAATACGGGGTTCCGGCTCTGGTCATGTACCAGCGCCAGTTCGACGAGGTCAAGCGGGTGTTCAAGCAGAACCCCCTGCACGACTGGTCCTCCAACCCCGCGGACGCCTTCCGATATCTGTGTCTGGGGATTAACCCCTTCACGGCACGCTCTATGGGCAAGCCGCTTGCAACTGCCGCGCCAAAGGCGCAGAATAATGTCCTAACCTTGGACAACCTTTTCGCCGAACGTGAATCCCGGCGCTCCAGTGAGAGAATCTAGTCATGTCGAAGTGGGACAAACGCATAGATAAGGCTGAGAAATTTCAGGAGCGCGTCCGTATCCATGGCCGGAAGGTCTACCAGTGCTACGAGGACGACCGCGATGACGAGCGCACCGGGGTGCGCCAGCGGGCAAACTTCTTCTACGCCAACGTCAACACCCTCAAAGAGTCCCTGTTCAACTCCATGCCCAAGCCTGATGTCACCCGGATGCACCGTGGGGACTTCCAGGACGACGTGAGCCGCGTGGCGGCCGACGTGGTGCGGAGAATTCTGTCCTACGAGATCGAGTGCGCCCCTCACTTCAAGGAGGCCATTGAATCGGCCATCCTGGAGCGCTTGGTGCCGGGTATCGGGCAGGTGTGGATCTCCTTCCACGCTGAGCCAGCGCAGGTCCACAACGAGGAAGCCGAGAGCAACGACCCCGGCGAGCTGGACGAAGGCCCGCAGGATCCCGAGCAGGGCACGGAGCGCATCCAGATCGAGCATGTCTACTGGGAGGACTTCGTCTACGAGCCCTGCCGGAAGTGGTCCAAGTGCGGATGGGTGGGGCGCCGGCTGCACCTCACCCGCAAGGAGTTCGTGGAGACCTACGGCACCGCGATGCTGAACGAGGTGGCCGACAATACCAAGAACGATGACGTGCTGACGCCCAAAGAGATCAATCAGGACAAGTATTGCGTCTACGAGATCTGGGACAAGCGCGACAAGAAGGTCTACCATATCTACAAGGGCATGGAGAAGCCCCTCAAGGTCCTGGACGACCCGTACCAGTTGAAGGACTTCTTCCCGTGCCCGCGCCCGCTGATCGCTAACGTGGACACCACCCGCTTCCTGCCAGTGACGGACTACCACATCGCGCAGGACCAGTACATCCAGCTTGACACCCTGTACGCCAGAATTCAGATGATCGTGGAGGCTATTAAGGTAGCCGGCCTGTACGATGCTGAGAACACCAGCATTGCACGCATGCTGAGTTCACCGGAAAATACCCTCATCCCCGTCAACAACTGGGCCATGCACGCCGAGCGTGGCGGGAACAAGGGCCAGATCGACTGGTATCCCGTAGAGCAGGTCGCCATGGTCCTCAAGGAGCTGTACGGCGCCTTCGAGGCCACGAAGGCCATGCTGTACGAGATCACCGGCATGTCCGACATCATGCGCGGTGCCTCCAACCAGTACGAGACGGCCAAGGCCCAGCAGATCAAGGCTCAGTTCGCCAGTGTGCGTCTCAACGGCTACCAGCGCGACGTGGCCGTGTTCGTGCGTGACTCTCTGCGCATCATGGCGGAGCTGGCAACTCAACTCTACTCCGACCAGAAGGTCCTGCAGATCATTGGTGACCTACCTCCGCAGGATCAGCAGCTCCTGCCGCAGGCCGGGGCCATCCTCCGCAACGACGTTCTGACCAAGTATAAGGTCAATATCCAGACCAACAGCCTCACCGAAGCTGACTGGGCTCTGGAGAAGGACCAACGCATGGAGCTTGTGCAGACTGTGGGGCAGATGCTTGGTCAGGTCCTACAGGCCGCCCAGCAGACTCCTGAGATCGCCATGCTGGGCGTGCAGCTCATCAAGTTCGCCGTGGCCGGGTACAAGGCCGGCACGGAGCTCGAGGCGTATATCGACTCCCAGCTGGATTCCTTGGCCCAGCAGGCCATCCAGCAGAAGAACAACCCGCAGCCGCCGGAGCCCACCCCTGAGGAGAAGAAGGCTCAGGCGGAGATGCAGAAAATGCAGATGGAGATGCAGTTCAAGCAGCAGGAGGCTGAGTCCAAGCAGCAGCTCGAAGAGCAGAAGATGCAGCTTGAGATCGAGAAGGCCAAGATGGAGCTGGAGTTCAAGCGGCAGATGGCCCAGCTTGACTTCCAGATCAAGCAGCAGGAGCTGGCGATGAAGCAGCAGGAGGGAGCCATCAGTCTGCAGTCCAAGCAGCAGGAAGCCCAACTCGGCATGGAAGTCAAGCAACAGTCTGCTCAGATGGATCTGGCCAATAAGGCCGCGGCCCATGAGCAGCAAGAGTCCATGGCCAAAGAGAAGGCCAAGAGCGAAGGTGCTGAGTAATGATCTACGACGCTGAGTGCAGAGCGTGTGGACGGATCTACGAGTACACCCGTCCCATAAGTGAGAGGAACGACGTGCCGCCGTGCCCCGGCTGCGGAGGCGAGGACGTGGTGAAGGTCATCCTTTCCGCTCCGGTGGGATTCGTCCGTGGTAAGTTTGACGCCTTCCGTTCCACTGTGGACGGGACGGTCATACGCACCCAGAGGGATCTGGAGGAACATAACAAGAGAAACAGAGTTGTCAATCTCCACGATGGCTTCACGGAAGACAAGATTCTGAGCGGGGACTTTGGCAACAAGAAGCCGGTGCCGGACAAGAAGGAAGTGGCCGCCACTGTAATTGAGTCCATCAAGGCCGTGGAGAGCGGCTACAAACCGAAGGTGCAGAGCGATGACTGACAAGACCCTCCAGCAAGAAGTAGAAGAGGCAATCAAGGCCGCATCCGTCCGCGAGGAGGATCGTGAGCCCGAGTCCAAGGAGCCCGAGTCCAAGGAACCGGAAAC